CGGTGGCCTGGTGCCCCCTGGCGTGCCGCCGCCGCCGCTCCCGCGCTGCTCTCCCCCCTCCCGCGCAGGCAGCCGAACAAATGGGAGATAGCCGCCGGGTTCGACGCCGCCGGCCATCAGCGGGCATGGGTCGATGCGCTGGCATCGCTCGTCGCCGCCTATAGGCCGGTCCTCGCCTCCCAGCGGCACAGCCTCGTCGATCAGATCATCGCCGCGATCAGCAAGGGGCAGACGGGGAAGCTGGGCGCGCTGAAAGTCACCGACCTGGGCCAGGATGTCGTCGCCCAGGCGCTCGGCCCGGCGTGCCAGGCGGCTATCACGGCGATCAGCCGCGAGGCGCAGGGCCAGGGCGTGACCGTCCCGCCAGACCGGGTGAAGTTCCCGCAGGCGAAGCTGACCCGGATCGCGCAGGCGCGGACGGGGCTGATCGGCGCATGGCAGGCGACGCAGGCGGGCACCCACGCGTTGCAGATGGTCACCGCAGCCGGCCCGGCGGATGCGAGCCGCGCCGGCTCAGCCACCGACCAGTTCCTCGCCGGCCTGTCCGACCGGACGCTGTGGGATCAGCTAGGCGCGGCGCTGACAGCAGCGCAGAACGCCGGGCGGATGAGTTTCCTCGACGCAGCCCCGGAGGCCGCCGGCACAGCTATGTATGTGGCGAGCGAGATCAACGACCAGAACGAGTGCACGCCCTGCTCCGACATCGACGGGACGACATTCGACTCCGTCCAGGCGGCAGGCGACGCCTACCCGAATGGCGGCTACCTGTACTGCGAGGGCGGGATGCGCTGCCGTGGGACGGTCATCGCGATCTGGGGAGGCGAGCCGAACCTTGGCTGATCTCGCGACTCTCCCCGGCGTCGATATCGTCGCGGCTGGCACCTGGCAGCTTTCCACCGGCCCGGCGACATTCACGACCGCCGACCTGGAGGCGGCCATCGAGGCGGCTGCCTGCCCGGCGGTCGGCAACCCGATCATCAAGATCGGCCACACCGATGAGCGGTTCGATGGGGAGCCGGCGCTCGGCCAGGTCACGAACATGGCCCTCGCCGCCGGCGGGTCGAAGATCCGGGGCGACCTGGCGGGGATGCCCGGCTGGCTCGCGGAGATCGCCCCGTCCGCCTATCCGCAGCGGTCCGTCGAGGGCCAGTACAACCTCAAGTGCTCCATCGGCCACACCCATCCGTTTGTGATCACGGCCCTGGCACTGCTGGGCGTGACCCCGCCGGGCGTCGGTGTCCTCTCCGGGCTCGACGGCATAGCGGCCCTGTATGAGGTGGACGCGATGATGGGCCGGCTGGCCGCTCCGCAGGGCCGGCCGGGCAGCGGAGATCCCTGGCAACTCACTCTCGCCGCAGGAGGCACTCCCATGCCCGATCCGAAGGCCGCAGGCGTCACCACCGAGGATGTGCGCCGCGCCTACTACGCGTCAGATGGCGTGCCGCTGTCGTACTGGATCACTGAGATGCAGATGGACCCCTCCCAGTTGATCGTCTGCGATGAGGCCAGCGACACGCTGTACCGGGTGCCGTTCACCATCGGCAAGGGCGGCTCCATCTCGTTCTCCGACCCGGTGAAAGTCCAGGTCGAATACCTGGACGTGGCCGCGTCCAGGCGCAGCGGCATGGTGCTCGTCTTCGCATCCAGGGCCGACTCGCGGCATGGCATCGCCGCAGCCGCCGGCTGGGACGGCGGGGCGGCGGTCAAGAACCTGGGCGACAACCCGCCGGCGTCGAAGCTGAAGGCGATGTTCGCCCTCCCCGGCGCGACCAAATCCGACTCCAAGCTGCCCCACCACGAGTGCTCCACGAGCGGGGTTGTGGGCGCGGCGAACGACACGGCCTGCTCGGCGGCCATCGGCGCGATCAACGGCGGCCGGGGCGGCGTCAAGGGGGTAGGCGGGGCGGCGCTGAAAACGGCGTACAACCATCTGGCGGCGCACCTGCGGGCGGATGGCAAGACTCCCCCGGACTACTCCGGGCCGGCGGCGAGCGCGGCGGACTCCCTGGCCTTCTACCGGGCGGTGCGGGCCGCCGCCGGCGACGCCGACGAGGATGTCGATGACCTGCTCGCCTCCCTCGACGCCGTGCTGGATCAGGCGTCCGCGCTGGCGGAGCAGACCGACTCCGAGACGCTCCCAGCGGACGCGGCGCAGGTCATGGATCTGGTGACCGCCGCTGAGGCCATCGTGGACCAGTTGATGGACAAGCTGGGCGTGTTCGACCCGGACGACACCGACGCCGATGAGGTAGCCGCCCGCCTCGCCGCTGCCGCGCAGGGGACGCCATCGAATACGACGAGCCCGAGTGGCAATCCCGGCGGCAACGACGGCGGCGGCCAGGCCGAGCCGGCCAATCAGGGAGCGGTCGAGGGCCACGGCCCGATGACCACCGACTCGCACACCCACCCGCACTCCGCCTATGGGGCGCAGGGCGGCGATGCGACGCACAGCCATGCGCACGGCCACGACGGCGACAACAACCATAACCCGGCCGGGGACGGCCATCCACACTCCGCAAGCGGTGCGGGGCCAACAGGTAGAGGAGACGCTGACATGGATCTGTCGGCAGAGCAGATGACCGCGCTGCGGGCAAGCCTGGGTCTGAAGGACGACGACCCGGAACTGACCCCGGAGCGGCTGATCGAACTCGTCGCGGCAGCGGCCGAGGCGGGCAAGGCTGCGGCCAAGGGGATGCCGCCGGGCGTGGTCGTCCTCGACCAGGCCGAGTATGACCAGCTGGCCGCGCAGGTGCAGCAGGGCGTCAAGGCGCACACGCGGATGCTCGCCTCCGACCGGGAGGAGGCGCTCGCCGCCGCCGTCCGGGCCGGCAAGTTCTCCGCCTCGCGGATGGATCACTGGCGGGGCGTCTGGGATGCGAACCCGGAGGGGACCGCGAAGGTGCTCGCCGGGCTGACGCCAGGCGTCGTCCCAGTAGGCGACATCGGCTCGCTCGGCGGCCCGGAGACCGACGAGGACTGGGACCCGGCGTTCGCCCGCCTGTTCCCGCAGTCCTACTCCCGCGAGCCCGCCAAATAGCCCTGCCCGGCGCGAGCTAGCGAGAGGAGGCGAGGATGCCCGACTATACGGCCGTCTACGGCCCCTCCAAGGTCGTCACGCTGACCGCCTCCGGGGCGATCAGCGGCGGCGATGTGCTGGAGATCGCCGGGTCGGGGACGGTGCGGAAGTGCCAGACGCTCCGGTCGATGAACTACATCGGCTGCGCCGCCGACGACACCGTGACCGGCGGCCGGGTGACCGTGTTCTCACGCGGCTACATCCATGAGTCCATCGCTGACGGCGCGATCACCGCCGGCGACCAGTTGGTCACATCCGCGACCGCCGGGCGGCAGGTGGTCACCCTCCCGCCGCTGGGCGGCGCACCCGGCCAGGCGGATGTCAACGCGGCGAGAGCCATCATCGGCGTCGCCCTAACCACTGTCGCGGACAACACCAAGGTCCGCTGGATGGAGTTCTGAGATGGGCGACTACACGCCGCCGTACATCATCGGAGAGGTTGCGACCTCGACGGCGAGCGCGGCGATCACAGGCGGCGCGCTCCTGGTCGTCTCCGGGAACGGCACGGTCGCGCCGTTCACCCCAGGCGCGACCCCGGCGCAGAACATCATCGGGGTAGCTGCGGCCGATGCGACCAGCGGCAGCCGGGTCACGTTCTATGGGCGCGGCCCGCAGCACGAGTCCATCGCTGACGGCTCCATCACCGCCGGCGACCAGCTTGTCTCCGCTACCAACGCCGGCCGGCAGGTTCGCACCCTCGCCCCCAGCGCGGGAGACCTGGGCGCGGCATTCAACCAGGCCACCGACAACACGGTCCTGAACCTGGCCGTCAACAACGCCCGCTCCATCCTGGGCGTCGCCCTGACCACCGCCACGGACAACACGAAGGTCCGCTGGATGATATTCGCCTGAGCCGCCCCGGCGGCCCATGCCCTAGAGGAACGAGAAGGAGCCGGAAGTGTCCGACTACACCCCGGTGAACCGCGACGAGCCGTTCACCTACACCGCCGGGGCGACGATCACCGGAGGCACGCTGGTGACCGTCTCGGCCAACAACACTGTGAGCCCCTCCACATCCGGCGACCACTCGGTCGGCGTGGCGGCCCACGATGCCCCGAACGGCGGCCGGGTGACGGTCTACCCGCTGTCAGGTGGCGTGCATGAGGTGCTGATCCAGAACACCATCGTGATCGCCGCAGGAGCACCGATCATCGCCGGGACGACCGGGTTTGTGAACACCGGCACCCTGGCCACAGTCGCGGCGGCAGGAACCCTCATCGGGATCTGCATCCGGGGCGGCACCGGAGACGGCTCCACCGTCAAGGCGCGCTTCATCGGCGTCCAGTAGGACGCCTGCCCAGCATCAACCAAAGGGGCCACCGGCCCACTGTCCAGAGGAGTAGGAAATGCCCGGATCGTACCCGGCGAGCCCCCCAACCCTGTCGGGCGACACCGAGACCATCTCTCGGTTTCTGCAGAGCCCGACGCAGATCAGGCGGCGGCTGCGCGACTACCGCGACCTCCGGTTCGTGGCGGATCAACTGCTGACGCAGCGGTTCCGCACGAGCGGCGGCGCGGCCCTGTACGAACTGTCCGAGCCGTTCGTGACCGACCGCACCGTGGAGGCTGTGGGCGCTGGGGCTGAGTACCCGTTCGCCAACATGCCGACCGGCACGGCCGGGATCGCGTCGGTGTCCAAGTGGGGCCAGAAGGTCCGGATCACCGATGAGGAGATCGCCCGCAACGTCTACGCCGGCCAGACGGTTGACCGGGCGTTGCGGAAGGTCGTCAACTCGGTGATCTCCCAGGTGGACGGCACGGCGATGAGCGCCCTGGTCTCGGCTGTGACCGACACCGTGAACGGCACGGCTGTCTGGTCGAACGCGGGCACGCGGACGATCTTCCAGGACATCCTCCTGGCGAAGGCGCACATCTACGGCAAGAACCTGGGCTACAAGCCGGACACCCTGGTCGTCGATGACAACCACTACGCCTACATGATGTCCGACACGGCGATCACCAACGCGCTGCGCAGGGAGACGACCGACAACCCGATCTACACCGGGATGCTGGAGATCATCGGCGGCCTCGTCATCGTGGTCTCGCCCTCCTCTGCGCTGGCCACTCACCCGTATGTGCTCGACTCGTCGCAGCTTGGCGGGATGGCCGACGAGATGGACGACGCCCCGGGCTATGCGATGGACCAGCTTGCGGTCCAGATCAAGAGCATCCGCCTGGACGCCAATGACGCGTGGGACTTGCAGGGGCGGCGCAAGACGGTGCCGATCGTGCAGGAGCCCGCGTCGGCCTGCGAAATTCTGGTCGCCTGACCAGCGGTCGCCCCGACCGTGCCGGGGCAGCCAACCGCCCCGCCGTGCGGGGCAGAAGGGAGCAGCCTCATGGCTGCCACAACGGAGAAGCCGACGACCTGGTACCGGGTCACCGCGCCGCTCGTCTATATGAAAACGGGCACCGCTGAGGGGCCGCGCATCCTCGGGCTGAACGCTGGAGCTCCGGTGCCGTTCGACGTCCCGGAGGCGCAGCTTCAGCATCACATCAGCCACGGCCTGGTGGAGCCGTTCCAGATGACCGGCCCGGAGGCTGGGGTGCTGCGCCGCGCTCGCGGGGCTGCCCCCGGCGCATCCCCGGAGCAGGTCGCCGCCGGCGCTGAGGAGGCGGAGCAGGAGGCCATCGTGACCCGCGCCCCAGCCGCGCCGCCTGAGCCGGTGGCGGCTGTGGTGGAGCCTGACGGGCCGCATGGGCAGCAGCCCGGCGATGAGGGCGGCCCGGGGACTGCGACGCCGAGGCTCCCTACATCACCCCGTCCGGGTTCGGGCTCATCTCGTCGCGGCTCACCTACCCGGCCGGGGTCACGGCAGAGCCCGGAGGACAGCTAGAGGATGGC